GCGCTCGTGCAGCTCCTCCAGGCGCGTGCCCAGGGTGTTGAGGTTGAAACGGGCCCCACGGCCCTGGTCCACACCGAACGTCCGGCCCGTGACCTTGCCCCCGAAACTCAGCCGCTGGAGGTAAAGGAACCGCGCGGCGCGCTCCAGGTCCGTGAGGGTGTCAGGGTCCGTGACGCACAGCCGCTCGAACGCCGCGCGGCTCGTGATCTGGAACTTGAGCGTCTCCATGAACTGCGGGTAATGGCGCTGGAGAATCCGGAAGAAGGTGGCCACGTCGCGCGAGGCGTCGTTGATGACCTCGCACCGGGCCGGGGTGGGCCGCCGCAGGAACACTCCCCCCATGCCCACGAAGGGCTCGGCGTAGGTTTCATGCGGCCAGGCGTTGATGTGCTCGATGACGCGCGCCGCCAGGCGGCGTTTGCCCCCGATGTAGGGGGCGACCGGTGACACTGTGGCGGTCTCCTGGGTTGTCATGGCTCTCTTTACGATTCTGCCCGCGCCTGTTAGCTTTTCGCACCCTGATCAGGGGAATGGAGCAGCTGCCTGCGGGCGGTGGTCCGGTGCGCGAACACCGGGCCAGTGGGGGCGCGGCAACGCCCCCGCCTGTTCCTCTCATGCGCCCGGCCCCGTCTTGGGGCCGGGCCTCCTTGTCAAAGAGCTTGCGGGGTCAGCTCCCCGGCGCCGTCGGCCAGTCCACCGCCGCCGGGAAGCCCGGCTGCTGGGGCACGTCGCGCAGGGATTGGCGGTAGGCGGCCCAGGCGGACCGGGTCTCGGCGTCCAGGACGGCGTCGGGCAGTTGCGTCCAGTCGCAGGCCGCGAGCAGCACGTCGCGCTGGACGCGCACGCCGCTGGCGGACGGGACGTGCGGCGTGGCCTGCGGGCGCCCGTCCTCGTCGGGCCGGATCACCTGCCCCGCGCCCTGGGCGTCCAGAAGGGCCCGGTGCTCGGCGGCGGATACCGGCACCGCGTCCTCCGGGATCGCGGCGTCGGCCTCATCGTAGAACCAGCCAGTGGTGGCGGAATACAGAATACCCATGGTAACCAACCTCCTAGTATCCCAACACGATCAGCCGCACGCCGACCGTGCCGCTCTGGGAGTAGACCGTGGCCCCGCCGTTGGTCAGCGCGCGCACGGACCACGAATAGGTGTTCAGCTCGCTGGTGCCCGCGCCGGCGAGCGCCAGCAGGCCGCCGGGGAACGCGATCGGCCACGTCACGGCCGCGCCCGAGGTGGTCGCGTTGACGCCCGCCATCTGCACGATCAGCCCTCCCGGGAGGCGCTGATAGCCCTGTGCCGCCAGGAGCTGGTTGCTGCCACCGAACGCCCGGGCGAGCCCCAGCGGTGTCAGGGCGGTCAGGTTGTCCGCCAGCCCCTGGGCCTCGGCGGTGGTGGAGATCCGCAGCAGGCCGAGTAACGCCTCGGTGGCCTGGGCGTGCTCCCGCAGATGGGCCAGCAGGTCCGGGAGTTGCGCGGCGGTCACCGCGTGGGGGTTGTCGGTGCGGGTGGCGTGGTCCACATCCACCTGTTCCGCAATGACGCTGGCAATGGCGGCCACCAGCCCGGCATGGACCTTGGCCAGGTCGCCATCGTCTACTACGCCAGGCTCGTAGCGCGCCGCGACGAACGTCGCCAGCCCGGCGGCCACATGCGACACCTGCCGCAGGACGGTGTTGACCAGCGCCCGGCTGGCAATCCCGGGCTGGTTTCCGACCAGGCGCTCGGCTGCGGACTCGTAGGCGGACAGGGCCAGCACGTCATTCGCGGCGACCGTCCCCTGCGACCCGAAGGGCAATATCTCATTCGTCATGGGCTTCCTCCTTAAGGTATAATGATCGTCGGCCAGGCGCCGTCACCCCAGCCAGCCAGGGCATCGGAATCACAATCCCAGGCGAACAGTGCCCCGCCTCCGGCGCTGACGGCGTAATATTCCACGCGCACGGCGGCGGGCTTGAGCAGCAGATAGCCCCCAGTGAGGAGCGCAAGGGTCACCGCGTCGGGACGGCGGCCAGCCAGGCCGACCTTGACGCTCATGTCCTGGTTGTCCTGGATGACCACCAGGAACCCGGTGCCGTCGAACAGAACGCTCCACACCGCGTCGGCGCCTGCCCCTGTGCCGTCCCAGCTGTTGGCGGCGACCCTTGCGCGCAACAGGGTGCGGTAGGCGTCGTCTGGCAGGCGGACCAATCCTGTCTCCGGATCGTAGGGTTCGCGCCAGGTGCCTTCGTTCCAGCCCACGCTCGCGGTGCCCCAGGCGAAGTAGACTCCTGACAGCGGCGTTTCCAAGTGTCGGGAGCGCCCGACCCACAGTCCCACGGCGTCCAACTGCACGCCTATCGCGTCACTGAGCCCGAAGGCGGCCCGCACGGCTTCCATGAGCGCCTGGATATCCACGAGAGGCCCGGCCAGCTCTGCCACCAGGGCCATGAATTTTGGCTGCCCCCGATACAGGGAGGTCACGAGATCAAGATATGAATCCAGCATGGCCACGGCCTAGCTCTCCACCGTTACGGTGACGTTGGCCGCCGCGCCCACGGCGGCCTCCGTGTAGGCCAGGGGCAGGTTGACGGCGGCCAACCCATCGCCCGGCCGGGCGATGCCCAGGGCCCTCACATCGAACGTCCGCTTGCCCTCCATCGGTTCCGCCGCGTTAACGGGCGTGTAGAGCTTGGAGAGCAGCACGTCCTCGCCGATGGGCAGCGCGGCCAGATGCGCGGCCACGTTGGCCTGGATCGCGGCTCCTGTGGTGGAGACGTACCCCGCCCGGGGCGCGATCACGACCTCCACGGTCGGCGACACCAGCGTCGGTCGAAAGAACCTCACCGTGACAGGCTGCCCGCTGCTGCCCGCCACGGTCACGGAGGTCGAACCGTGGGTGCCCGCACCCAGCGTCTTCTTGCGCGCCAGGGCCTGCGCAATCGTGTCGGTGTCGCCGCCCTCGACCACCACGGCCACGCTGTGGGCGGGGATACCGCGCGCGTCGGGGGCGTCCTCGTCGTTTTCATAGCAGCGGCAGCGGGTGACCCCGGTCAGGCTGGCCAGGGCGCCCTCGATGCCGTCCAGTACAGTCTGCGAGGGCAGCGCGGTGGACAACCGTTGGCGCTGGCGCAGGGCCGCGTCGGTTTCCACGTCTGTGCCCGGGGTGGCAGCCAGGGCGTTGGTCACGGCCTGCCAGCCCCGCGTGGGGGTGGCGATGGCGCTGACTTCGCCGGACGCGGCCTGCACCGCTCCTGCATCCTGGGCCGTGGCCGTCACCGTCACCTCGCCTGCCAGGGGGATGGTCACGCTGGCGGGCAGATCCCATTTCTGTCCGGCCACGTCCTGAGCCACGCCGCCGGTGATGACCGTCCCGGCCTGGCCGGTGAGGGTCAGGTCAACGGTGGAGTGGCTGGCGGTCCGCCGGGCGATGCCGTTGACGAGCACCACGCGAGACAGCCCTTCGCGCTGGGCCGTGGCAGGCGAGAACGAATTGTACACGCTCACGGCCAACTGGTTGGCGTCGTACAGGGCCATGGCGAACACGGCCAGCATCTGCCCCTCCTGGCTGTCGGCCTCCAGGTAGAGGTCCGTCCCGAATATCGCTCGGTAGCTGGCCTGCAAATCGGCAAGGATCTCGGGATAGGTGGGCGAATGGATGCCGTAGGCGTCGATGGAGGCGACCAGAGCCATTACAATACCTCCTGGACCGTGGCCGGGCCGTATTCGGTCGTAATTTCCGCCGCGACCGAGAGCTTGCGGGTGTTGCCGTCGAACGAGGATGCGTAGCTGACGATGCCCGTCACGCCCTGGGTCTCCAGGATGCGCGCGCGGATCACGGGGTCGTAGCTCTCCCGGGTGTGCTTGCCGAACACACCGCCCACATAGGGCGTGCCCTCGGCCAGATCCAGGAACCACTCCCCAGCCAGCAGCCGCAGCCGCGAGACCACGGCCTGGGCCACGCCCCGGGCGTCGTCCTGCCAGTAGTCCGCCTGGCCGTGCCCGAACTGCGCGTCGCCGGTGGACGTCCATTTGCGGTAGCGCATTACTGCGGCTCTCCTGTGGTTTCGCCGCCAGCAGCAACCCCGCCATGCACATGGCTGGTCAGGCTGATGCCACCGGCCCGGTGGTCGTCGGTGCTCTCTATGCCGCCAACCTGGTCGATGTCGCCGGTGAGGTGGACGTTGCCGACCATCCGGGCGTCCATGGCCCCGCCGTCGAGACTGGCCATGACCAGAGACGTAGCCGCGATCTCCAGGTTTGGAGCACGAAGGCGGATTGTTTGCTGCGCGGCGGCCTCCAGTTCGCCATCCGGCGTGAGCATCACCCGGGCCGCCGGGCCCTGGGCCTCGATGGTCAGGTCGGGCCGGATGGCCACAAATGCCTGCCCGTCGCGGCTGCGCAGTTGCACGTCGCGGGCGCTGACCCCCGGCAACCTGCGCGGTTGCGCAAAAGGCCCGACCAGTGCGAAGCCGTCAGAAAGGTTGTGCATCCTGGGTTCCAGGGCAGCCTGCACCCCGCCGGACTGCCACCAGGCGTCGATGCAACGGGCGGCGAAGACCACCAGGCAGTCGTCCCCCGCTGCCACCGGAAAGGTCAGGGCGAAGCCGCCCCCGGCGGGGAACACCACGGGCACGTCCACCAGCAGCGGTAATGCCACCGCGCGGGACGTGCCGTCGGGGCGGGACACCACGCCCTTGATGGCGGGTTGGACCACCACGGTCATGGCCTGCGGGTCGTAGCTCTCGACGATACCGGGCAGCGCCGTCCAGAGTTCGGTCAGGCGTCCATCCTGTGCCGCACGCAGGGCTTCGAGGGGGTCGGAGAACCGTTCGCGTCGATCCATCACGCCCCCCGGGTGTCGATGAGTTTGGAGCCGATAGGCGCGCTGGCGTCGATACCCACGCAGATCAGGTCGGCGTACCAGTCGCCGCCCCGGGTGTCGCCCAGGTAGTCGATAGCCAGGATGCGGTAGAAGCCGTCGTCGTCCAGGCGCGGGGCCTTGTTGAACGCGCCGACCTTGATGTCGGTCCGGTACTCCTGAATGCTGGCGTTATCCAGGCGGATGCGCCCCCCAACGCGCAGACGCGGATTGAGCAGAGCACGGACCCGGATGCCCTCGTTGGTCTGCTCCGGCTGGCCGACCAGCCCGGTGGCGGCGGTGAGCACCACGGCCTCGCCGGGCAGGTAGCCCTGCACCGGCACCACCTGGGTCTTGCCGCCCTGGATAGACCAGGTGGTGCCGGTGGCCGCACTGGCCTCGCGCATGGCCGTGCGGGCCATACCGTACATGACCCGCCCGCGCGGCAGGGCCTGGGCGGGCAGGTCGGGCAGGTCGCCAGCGGCGACCCCCTCACCGGCCAGAGCGCCCTGGGCAACGCGCAACTGGTCCTGAGCCGTGGCCCCGGCGGCCAGGGTGGTGTTGACCACCGCGTAGTTGTAGGCTTGGTCGCCGTCGCTGGCCAGGATGTCCACGAAGGTATCCGCCCCGTCGCGGCCCAGGCGCACCTGGCGGACCTGGCCGGAGAATATCCGGCCCAGGGTGTCACCGTAGCCCGCCTGGAGCACCACCTGCGTGAATTCGCGCCGCACGCGCCGAGCGGTGTCCTCAGCCAGGTTGAAGACCCGGATGTCCGCATGACCCGGCGTTTCATAGTCCGCGTGATGGACCTGGAAGACCACACGCAGGTCGGCCAGCTCCAGGCCCTGGCCAGCCGCGCCGACCACCAGGCTGCACCGGCGCAGATACAGGCGCTCGCCGCTCATGCGTCGTCCTCCTCGGGCACCACGAACAACAGGTCCACGCCCTGGCCCAGATCATCCGGCCCCGGGGGCAGATCGTGATCGTCGGCCCAGACCACCAGGCGCCCGCCGATGCCCAGGTGTCCGTAGGGGGCCAGCAGGTCGACGCCGGTGACCAGCGGCACACCGCCCACCACGGGCCCGGCGTCGTCTGGCAGATCGATGTCCAGCACCCAGCCGCCCTGGGGCGCGGTATTGTAGCGCACGGTCAAAGCGTATTCCGCTCCGGCCAGGGAGACCTCCAGGGTCTGCGGCACAGGCGTCAGGGGCATGCGGTACGCGGCGGCCATCAAAAAATCTCCGAGCCGATTTTGAGCGCGGATTTACCGGGTTGCACGGGCTCCATCTGCTGGCGCCCGCGCTGGTCCACTCCGCCGGTGGCCAGGGCGTTGCGCTGGCGCGACCGGGGCACGGCCACGGTCTGCACGGTGGCCAGGATGACCTCCTGCAACTCCGCCGTGACCAACAGCACCCGTTCGGTGCGCTCGTCGGTGGTGGTGGAGAGGCTTTTGATCAGCATGTTGCGGTAGACCCGCTTGCCCGTCACCAGGTCGAACGGATCCCGCTTGCCCTGGAGATCCAGCAGCGCCTCGTAAATTTCCACGCAGCGGCGGTCGCCCCCGGAGCCGCCGGAATCGGACGCCCCGGCGGTAATACTCACCTTGGCGGGCAAGAGGAACGCATGGTCGGCCACGCTGGCGCCCTGCTGCACCGGGTGCTCGGTGATCTCCAGCTCGTCGGTGTGCGCCTCTTCCACGGTCACGTCCATGACGATGCCGCCGATACTGCGCGCCGGGCGGACGTAGACGGGCTGGGGCGCGCTGGACAGGACGCTCATCTGGCCGCCCCCTTGGCATGGCGCACCATGTCGGCGTTGACGCGGTCCTGCGACGACGCCACGCGCCTGGCCACGGCTTCGGGCTCGCCCGTGCCGGAGACCTGGATGGTAGTCTGGGCATTGACGGTCGCCCCACCGCCCGCCGCCGTGGCCGCCGCAGCCTGCGTCGGGCTGGGGGCCAGCACGGGGGCGCCCTGGGACGCGGGCTCTGCCTCGGCCCGGAACCCGAACAGCTTGCCCACGCCCTCCACCAGCCAGCCCAGGGAGCCGCCGATTGCGTCCCCGAGGCCGGAAAACACCTTGAAGATATACCCGACCAGCGCGTCGGCGGCCTGCCCCAGGGCCCCCAGCCCGTCCAGCAGGCTGCCCAGCGCCCCGGACACATCGCCCTGGAACAATTGCACCAGGGCCACCACCAACTTGGCCACTGCGCCGACCAATCCGCCGAACACGGCGATGGCCAACTGCCAAAACTCGCGCAGGGCCTGCACCAGCGGCCCCTTGACCACGTCCCAGACCTGGCCCAGGGCGGAGAGCAACACGCCCAGGGCCTGGACCACGGTGTCGATGTCCTCGGCCCAGGGGCCCCAGTCCACGAGGCTGTCACCGCCGGATCGCCAGACCGTGAAATCATCTATCAAAGCCAGCAAGGCCACGAACCCGGCGATGATGGCGCCCAGCGGGGTGAGCAGGAAGCTCAGGTTGAGGTACCGCCAGGCCGCCGCGAAACCGAGCACGCCCAGGATCAACGTCTGGGTGGAGGCGTCGAGCCGCCCGAACCAGTCAATGATGGTCCCGACCCAGCCAAGCAGGCGGGCGGTGAGCGCACCGAAGGCCTTGCCCAAGCGCAGGATCACGTCGATGACCGTCTTGAGGACGGGAACGATCTTGCCGACGTTGTCCTGGACCATGACCCGGAAGGCCCGCACATCGGCGCCCATCTGGCCCATGAAGATGGACGCCACGGCGTCGGCCACCAATTGGAGCATGGCTTTGAGGGCGCCCACCTCGCCGACGAATTTCCGGCTGTCCTCGGCGGCCTGGTCCGCGTCCACGCCAACGGCCTGGTACATCTGCTGGTAGGCGGCCCGCAGGCCGTCCACGTCGCTGGTCACCATGCGCAGCAGGCTGCGGTCGATGCCCAACTGGTCCATGAACATGCTGGCCTTGGCCGGGTCCATCCCGCGCAGGCGGTCGCCGACCTCCAGGAGCACGTCCGCCGAGTTGCGCAACCGACCATTGGCATCGTGTACGGCGATGCTCAGGCGATGGAAGGCCTCCCGTCCGCCGCCCTGGCCGATGGCCGCCTGCCCCAGGGAACTGGTCAGCCCCTCCAGGGAGGACGTGAGCGCGTCGACGGACGCGCCGTTGGCCTCGGCGACGTAGCCCAGCTCCTGGATGCGCGCCACGGGCACGCCCACGGAGTCGGCCAGGGCCAGCATTTCGCTTTTGGACTGAGCGACCCGGTAGATGGCCGCGTAGGCGCCCACGGCCATGGCCTGGATGGACGCGCCAAACGCGGCCACGCGGGTGGCCGAGGTGGCCAGGGCGGCATTGAACCGCTTGGCGCCCTCGCCGTCCACCTCGAAGCCCAGCCGGGCCAGGAAGTCGTGCAAAACCTCAGCAGCCACGGCCCGACTCCAGACGTTTGGCGTCCAGGTAGCGGCGCTCGTTTTCGGCCTGCACGTCGAGTGCTTCGTTGATCACGGCTACATCCTCCAGGGTCAGGGTGCCGTCCACCAGCGATTCGTAATGGCAGCACCCGGCCAGTACGGGGCGCAGGAGCCAGTCCTCGCCGGTGCTCATTGCGACCCACTCGGCGGACACGTCTGGCCCGCGCCGGGGGACACCCCCGGCAGGGCGGCGAAAAAACCCCCAAGGTTCTCCGCCAGCACATGGCCCACCAGCGTCAGCATGGCGGGCAGGTCCATGTCCTCGAACATCAGGCGCCCACCGGCCACGACGCCCGCCCAGCCGCCCCCGGCCTGCTGGCGCTGGACAACGCCCAGGCAGGTCAGCACCACGAACTCCGCCTGTGCGTCGTCCAGGGCGGCCACGCCCCTGGCCAGGGCGGGCAGCAGGTCCAGCCCCTCAGCGCCGGCGCGCAGGGTGGCATGCAACTCCTGGGCGTTGTCCACCCCAGCCAGTACAGCCGCCAGCCGGCGCACCACATGAAACTGCTGCATGGCCGACAGGCGCCCGACGGTGTAGTCGCGTCCCGCGACGGTCACGGTCTTGCCCATGGGTTACTCCGCCTCGGGGCTGCCGGAGCCCAGCACGTAGGTGGTCCACCCGCCGTCGAACACCCATTCCTGGATGCCGCCGTCCACGGCGTATTTGATCGCCGGGGGCCGTTTGAAGGCCGCCTGGCTCACGGTGACCAGGTCGCCCCGCGCGGCGTCGCGCACGGTGATGACGTTCTGCCCATGGCGGGCGGAGCTGGCCACCTGGTGGTTGAACAGCTGCATGAGCTGCGCGTTGACAGGGCTGGTCTTGAGCAGGCGCACGGTCACGGCGCTGGCGCTGCTGGCGGACAGGCTGTGCATGACCGAGCCGTCGGCGCCGGGGGTCATGGTGCTCCGGTCGCCCACCGGGGCGATGTCGATACCCTCGTTGGCCGTGCCGTCCTTGATGGAGAAGTTGCCGCCGGGGCCGTCGATGACGGCTTCCACGTCTGCGAAGCTGTAGCTGGGCATGGTGCCTCCTGAGCCTTAGCGGTTGATGTCGATCTGCACGTCCACGGAATGCACGGCCCCGGCGAGCTTGGCCGCGACCTGGATGGGCGGGGCCTTGCGCTGCTCGCGCTCGCTCTGGGCCTGATCCACGATGGGCTGGCTGTAGATGTAGTAGCCCGAGGGCAGGTAGTCGCCCTCGCGCAACTGCCCGAATCCGTCGGCAGTCCAGGTGCCGGGGGCAACCAGGCCGTTGGCCACGGCCTGGTCCAGCACCCCGGCGACCCTCGCCACGATGCGCGCCACGCCCTGCTCGGTCTGGGGCACCTTGGTCTTGGAGGTGTACAGCAGGTTGTAGACCTCGGTCTGCACGGCGTTCTGGAGCCAGTCCAGGCCGTGGATCTCGTCGAAGAACGCGCCGGAGCTGACCACGCCCTCCTGGAGGATGGCCGTGTCGTTGTCGTAGGCCACGAACACGTTGACGTGTTTGTCCTCCAGCACCTGGGCCTGGCTCTCGGTGAGCGCCTCGGCGGTGATACCCGGCTGCTGCTTGAACTTCAGGGTGATGGTGGTCTTGTTGCCGCTGAAGTTCACCGAGAAGGCCCGCCCGAACAGGCTGGCCACGGCATACGGATTGGCGCTGTACTGCACCACGCTGCGGGCCAGACCCAGGGCCTTCAGGCGCGACCCCAGGTCCGTCGTGAACGAGGCGCTCAGGATACGCCGGTCGGTCACCGTGCAGCCCAGGACGCGGCTCTTGCCCGCCCCTTCGATGAACGCGGCCACGGCCACCAGAGCATCGTCAGTGACGGGGATCTGGCTGGCGAACAGCAGGCCGTACCAGTCGCCGGACTGGTCCGCCAGGGCGGCGGCGCACTCGGCGGGGGTCTCGGCGTCCGCGCCGGGCACGGGCGTGTAGGCCAGGGCCTGGGTCAGGCCAGCCATGGCGCCCACGTCCGTGCCCGCCCCGGGCGCGGTGGAGTAGCCCAGGTAGGCCGTGGAGCCGACGGCCTGGGTGGTGACCACGAAGCGGCCCCCGTCCCACACGCAGGCGGCGCCCGCCTGCCCGGCCCCGGCCAGAGCGGCGGACAGGACGCTGGCCACGCCGTTGAGGTTGGCCGCGCTAGAGAAGTCCAGGCCGCGCAGCTCGGCCACCACCCCGTCCACCTCGATGTCCAGGGCGCCGTCTTCGACGGCGGTCCAGGCGGCCAGCTCCGTGACGGCCACCCCGCCGCGCAGGATGGCGGGGCTGTCCTCGGCGATCCAGCGGCCAACGGCCAGCACGGCGGGTCGGGGGCTCTGCGCGTAGTACAGCGCGGCGGCCTGGTACTCCGGGGCGTCCAACCCGAAGTCGTCGGCCACGGCGTCCAGGGTGGTGTAGAAGCGCAGGCGCTCCAGGGCGTCGATGACGGGCGAATCGCCCGCCACGCAGAGCACCCCGAAATTGCGACGCGGCGTGGCGATGGGCGACAGGTTGACGGTGACGCGCACCACGCGGTCGACAGAAAGTCCGGTTGCCATGTCAGGCCTCCTCTAAAGTTCGGTGTCCGCCTGTGTCGGTGACGATCTCTCCGGTTGCGGCGGTGAGGTTGCACACGCCGTACTCGGCGCGCGTTTCCCAGGTGAGGGTGATTTCCAGGTCCACGCGGGGCAGCCAGATGCCGTCCCGCAGCTCGGGAGCGAGGCGCGGTGCGCCCACGCTGGTCAACGCCAGCCCGGCGTCGCGCAGGGCGACCCGGTTCTGGCCCAGGGTCAGCCCGGCGGCCAGGCGCAGGGCCTGGGCCTGGGCCTGAGGGCCGTAGAACGTGGTCAGCAGGGTCAACGGCCACCAGGCGGTGACCACGCCGGTGCCGTCCCCGGCGCCGGAGTGGCTCACAGAACTGACGCCGGGGAGCATGTCTGTCACGCCGACGGCGCACCAGGTCACGGCGCGATCCGGCGCGGTGGGAGGCTTGGGCTGCCAGCGCGGGCGCACCAGCTGTGGGGCCAGCCCGGTGACTCCCGCCACCACGGCCTGGAGGGTATCCTCCAGCGCCGTCTGGCCCAGGGGCTCGGCTCGGGGCGCCAGGTAGCCAGGCGTGCGGGTGTCGGTCACGGCAGACTCCGCCCATGCCCGGACACGGCCCGGGCCAAGGCCACGCAAAACCCGCCCGGCAGCGTCGTATAATCCTCGACCTGGAATACCTCGTACTCCCGTCCCTGCCAGGTCACCACGTCGGCGGCCAAGGAGTCTGAGCCCGCAGTGAGCAGCACAGGCGTATAGATGGCCACGGTCTCGCCGACGCGGTCCGCCGCGTCCAGGCGTTCCAACTGCTGGGGAGTGGCGGGCAGCACGGCGCCCTGGGCCTGGGTGGTGGTGGGAGTGAGCACGGTACGCCCGTGTGCGTCCACGCTTTCCAGGCTGCGCGTCAACGCGACGCCGGTGGCACCCAACTCGGGGTCATCTGCCAGAAATGCAACGTCCAGCATCACTTCTGCTCCACCACAAAGGTTATGGACTTGCGCAGCTGGCTCGTGTCGATGAGCGGGTTGACGGCGCCGCGCTCCCGGCGGCTTTTGCCACGCTTGACGATCTTGCCCTCGTCGTCGCGCTGGGCCGGGGGGCGCTTGTCCAGGGTGGCATCGGCCAGCTCGGGCCAGTCGTTGTCCACAAACTGCGCGCGCACGCTGTTTTGGGCGACGAGCCCAGCGCGGGCCAGGGCCCGGGCCACGCCGCCCGTGTCACCGCGCAAGGCCTGGCGTCCGGCGTCGCGCAGTTGGGCCACGATCTCCTCATGCGCTGCGCGTACCCCAGGGCGCAGGAACGGCCTGGCCGGGATGTTGGCTTCCGGAGATCCGTGCTCCTGCACGTAGCCGATCTCGGCATTGGTCACCTCGCCATCCTTGCGTGCGCCCTTGTCGGCGGGCACGCCCACCAGGACGCTGGACCGGGAGAGCAGGCGCATGGCGGCGGCCACATCCACGGTCTTGCTTTTGATCTCGCGCACGCCGGACTTCATACGATCGCCCCCCCGGCGCCCACCAGGCGCATGAGGTCGAGCAGCTGCTGCCCATAGATGGTGGCGTTCCAGTGCCCGGCCTCGGCCCGGGCCGTGGCCGCGCCCGCGTAGGCCTTGGACGTGGACACCGGCCCCACGGTACGCGCCTCCGAGGCCACGGGCCCGCGTGCCGCAGCAGCGCCGCCCGTGCCGTCCTTGGCCTTGTTGGCCTCGGCCTCCAGGGTCAGATGGTGCGCCACGAACAGGGCCACGCCGTCCTCATGCAATTCGCCCCAACGCCCCTGCGGCAGCCGCAAGGCCGCCGCGCGCAGCCAGAAAGCCACGCGCTCGGCGGGGTGCAGCGCCTCGGTGAACGAAGGAAACGCTGTGCGGAACCCGGGCACGTCCATGGCTAGACCTGCGCCTCTTTGCCCTGGTCGGCCAGGTCGGCCTGGTCGGCCAAGTATTCGGCCCAGGCCTCGGCGACCTGGCCCGCGCTGACGGCCTCGCCCAGGGCGGCCTCCACGGCCTGAACCTTGGGAACGCCGTCCTTCTTGTAGGCGGACATGGGCAGACCAGGGAAAACGGCCAGCAGCCGGGAACGTGCGGCATCGCCCTGCTGGCCGCTGCTGGCGGCGCTCTGCGGCGCGGCGGCCAGGGCCGCCCGGCCAGCCCGGATGCTGGCCTGGATGAACCAGTGCTCCAGTTCCTGGGCCGTCAGCTCGTGGGGCCCGGGAGCGAACTCGCGCATGGCCTGGCCGGGAGCCAGGCGAACCTTGAAACGCTGTTGCACAATGAGGGTAGGCATGGGGGCTCCAGGTCGGGGCGGCCAGCAAAGGCCGCCCCGTCAGGGGTTACAGACCGTCGGCGTAGCCCACGGTCTCGGGGTAGACGAACTCCACCTCGCCCAGGGCGCCGAAGTAGGTGGTCAGCTGGTGGATGCCGCGATGCTCCAGCGGCGTGCGCTGCAAGGGGACCATGGGGAAGCGCACGTAGGCCTTGCTGTCGGTGTAGGCCACGGCCCGGTCCACGCCAGCCTCGCCACGCCCGGTCAGCCACTTGAGCGCCCGGATGGCCAGAGGCCGTCCGTTGGTCACGGCGGACAGGCACTGCTGCGACACATAGCTCAGGATCGACGCGCTGCCCGCCGTCGTCACCGGGCGGGTCAGGTGCGCGAATTTGGCGGGCGGCAGCAGCAGGGTGTCCGGGCACACGGCGTAGGCGCTGCGCTCCCAGGTGGCGGCGATGAGGTCGTTGATGTCGCTCAGGATGGTGTCCGGAGCCGTGTCGGCGGCCCACGCGGCGTCGTAGCCGTCGGGGGTGATGTCCGGGTTGTTGACCAGTCCGGTGCTGCCCAGCGCCTCGTCGCCGATGTAGACCTGCTCGTCGGTGTCCATGTTGAATTTGAGGGTCAGGCCCTCGTGTTTCTGGGTGTCGATGGGCCGCCCGAGCTGCTGGGCGCGGGTCAGTTCGGGGATGGACCAGCCCAGGGCCATGGCCCACAGCCGCAGCGGCTGGGTGGTCTTGCTGGTGTCCATGCTGATCTGGGCGATGGCGTTGGCCTGGGGGCTGACCCAGTTCTTGCCGCTGCCCGCCGAGCCAACGACGCCGAAGTCGGTGTTGACGAAGCTGGTGGCCTCGTCGCCGATGGTCACGTCCTCGCGCAGGCGAATGTCGCGGTTCCAGGTGACGTTGGCCAACGGCAGGTGCAGATCCCGGTCCAGGCGCTCCAGCTCGCCGACCAGGAACGCCCCGGCAGAGTCGATGGTGCGCGAATCGTACGTGGGCATGTTGCCTCCTAGATGTTGAAGCAGATCTCGACGTTGCCGCTGGCGTCGGCCTCGCCCAGGAACGTGGCGCCGATGGGCACGTTGCCCTCGGCGGAAGCGGCCTCGATGTCGCCGAGGCGCACGTACACGGCGCCGCCCAGGGCGGCGGTGCCCGCCGCCAGGGGCACGAGCAGGTAGCCGCTGCGCAGCACGTCGCACAGCGACCCCGGCCCCAGCGCCCCGGCAACAGGCACAGCGCCGCCCTGGCTGGGGTAGCTGCGGGTGGCGAAGCCGTAGAGGTCGGCGGCGGTGTCGTCCTCTTCCAGGAGCACGACCTTGCCCCCGGAGATCTTCACGGGCGCGCCGTAGGGCACGGCGGTCGCGCCGACCACGGCGGGCTCCAGCACCAGCCCCGCAGGGCGGGTCACGTCGCCGGGCCATCCGGCGGGCATACGGTCAATGTAGGCGGTCATGGCTATTTGCCTCCCTTGTTGTGGAACTCGGCGTTGAGCTTGTTGATGTCCGCCGGGGTCACGGTGTGCCCGAAATCGCGTACGCTGGCCCGGGCCAGGCCGTCGGCGGTGCGGCGGTTGTTGTTGGCGGCGGCCACCTCGCTGGCGGCCAGGAACGCCGCGTCCAGGGTCACGCAGTCGCAATCGTCCAGGGTGGAGCCGCGCAGCACACCGTTGACGGTCCGGGCCACGGCGGCGTCGCGCACGGCGGAGCGCAGGGCCACGCGCTGCACGGCGCAGCGTTTGTCGGCGGCGGCCACACGCAGACCGGGCACCATGGCCTCGGCCCGGCGGCGGGTGTCGCTGTCCACGGTAGCGGCGTCGCGGACGCGGGCGGGCGCGGCGTCGCGCGCCCCGCCGCTCTTGGCCTTTTCGCCGGTCTCACCCTGCGGCTCGTCTTCGTCCTTGACCTCCTCGGGGTCCGGCTCGTCATCCGTGGCGGCGCCGGGCTCCGGTTTGTCCACCTTGGCGGCGATGCGCCGCACCTCAATGACCAGTTCGGCCAGGGAGGCTTCCAGGGCGGCCAAGCGCTGCCCGCCTTCCTCGTCCTTGGCGGTTTCCTCGGCACCCGCCTCGGCGGAAGCCACGGGGTCGGGCTCGGCCTCGTCCAGCGCCTTGCGCACTTCCGGGCGCCGGAACACGTCCAGCAGCCGGTCCGTCACGGAGGTTTTCTTCTTCATCTTGGTCATGGCGTCCTCTTTGTCGTGGTTGTCGGTGATGCGGCAGCGGGGGCCGCAACGCCCCCGGGGCACCAGGGCGATATGGTTGCCCCGTATGGCAGTCTGGCGCCCCCGCCCCGGGCCTGTCTGCTCGTACTCGGCGTCGTAGCCGCAGGAGACCTCCCGCAGCCCCGCGCGCACCAGGGTGATGGCCCGCTCGTCGGTGACGACGATGTCGGCGAGCAGCAGATCGGATTGGACTCCCGCCCCGCGCCGGACGTTCTGGGCATGGCCAACGGCCAGCGCCCGCCAGTTCGCGGGGGTCACGTCCTCGTCGGGGTGCCCCACGGTCAAGGGTTTGCCCTCGAATGAGGCCACGGCCTCGGGGGCAAACACCTCGTCCTCGCCGCGCTCGATGCGTACCAGCGCCTGTCCTGCGGCTTGCACTTCGGGAGCCTCACCCGGTGCGTATTCCTGGACCCCGACACGGGCGATGGGCACGTCCCGGCAGACCAGGAATCCCTCGGGGGTTTCGGCCAGATGTTCCGACAGGCGGGTGGGTAGGTGGAAGCGCGGCATGGGGCCCTGATAGCCCGCTGCCGCGATGGGGTCTTGTAAAGGGGTTTACAAATTGCCCGGGGTCTGGCCCAGGCTGGGAGGGGCGAGGCGCCTTCGGGGCGCCGCGCAGGGGTGTTCAAAAGCGTTCATGAACGGGTCAGGAGGCGTCGGGCGGCCATGGCCCTTGCATGGGCGCGGGCAGAAACGGAGAAACGCCCGGGCGGGCGTTTCAGGCAGGGGCGATCTGGTCGGGGGTGAGGGTCACGTGGTGATATTCCCCGGCGTCGAGCACCGCGTCGCCGTCGAACAGCGGCGGGCGCACCGTGAACTCGACCTCGAAGGCCGCACCGTTGCCCAGGCGTGCGACAACGGTGCCCACCGACCCGGCAGGCAGGCTGTGCTCCCCGCCAACCCCGTAGGCATCGTGCCCGACATGGGGCCGGAGCAGGCGGACCTGGGCGAATTCTTCCATCACTGTTGCCTCGGCACGTAGCAGTTGATCATCCGGGGCACGGTGCTGACGGCCCCTGTCTTCTTATCCCGCTCATATATCCAGGCCGACAGCACGTCAACTGTGCGCCCGTTGGGACCGGTGACAGGCACGAACACGCTGTAACGCTCCCCATACTCGTCGGCATCGCTCTTCACGGCAGGCAACTCGGCCAAACGGGCCATGATTTGCCGCTCAACCTCCTGGGCATGGCCTTTGTCCATGCCCAGGGCCGCCTGCCAGACCCGGGCCTTGTCCCTGCCGCGCGGGCTGGTCGGGTCCATGGAGTAATTGGTCAGCTTTGAGGCGGCGAACCTGGCCCGATCCACGTTGTGCAACGGCGTTCCGGGCTGGTGCGGGATCAGGGGGTTCGTGCCCTGGCGCTCCCAATGGCTGCGTGGCACTATCTCTCCGGCCTGACGCTCCTGCGCCTGCGTGGGCAGCGGGCTGGGCGAGGGGCGGCCCTTGGCGTCGGGCACCACGGGCTCTGGATAGCAGCGGCAGTTGGGGGTCTCCCCCGCGTGCCCGACCATGCCGTCCAGGGTCGGCGGCTGGTCCCAGCGCACGAAGCGGCCCTCCATGGCGGCGTGGGAGCTGCGGCGCTGGCCGTCGCGGGTGGTCCGCCAGATGTAGCCCTCGCTGCCCACGCCTTGGGCCCGGGCCTGGGTCAGCGCCGTCTGGGCCTTGCTGACCTCGGTATGGGCGATGGTCCGCGCCCTGGCCTGGGTCACCTCGCCCTGGGCGACGATCTGCCGGGCCAGGGTCTCCGCGCGGGTGCCCTCCACCACGGCGCGCTGGGCCAGCTCGCCCACGCGCTGGGCGGCGTGGAACGGCAAGCTCTTGATGAGCAGGATGTTGGCCTCGACCTTGTCTTGCACGGCCTGCTCGATGTCCGCCTCCAGGAAGGCCCGCAGGTCGATGCCCCAGCGCTGGGCGGCGGCGCGCCAACCCTGCTCGTTGTGGCGGCGCGCGGTGCCGACCATGTTCGTGGCCGCCTGCCTAGCCCAGGCATCCAGAGCCTGGGCGTAGGCTCGCAGCTGGCGCTGCACGGCCCGGGGTTCCTGCCCCTGGGCCAGCAGCCCGGTGACCTGCGTGGCCACGCTGCGCAGCTGCTCGGCGTAACGTCGCTCGGCGGCCTTGGACGGGCGCCAGGCCGCCGAGGCGGCCCGGCCTGCGGCGGCGTCCTGCCAGGTCCAGGGACGGGCCCAGGGCATCAGGCGCCCTCGGCAGGCCGGAACTCCCGGCCTACCTGGCCCATAATGCGTTCGGCCTGCTCGCGGGACAGGGGGAACGCCGCCAGCAGCATCTCCACGCCGCTGGCCCGGGGCAACTGCCCGGTGGCCACCTGGGCCACGATCTCCATCATCGAGGCCACCTGAGCGCCGTTGAGGCTGACTTCCTGTGGCGTGGGCTCGTCGCCGGACGGGGCGGACGGGACGGCGAGGCCAGGGGCAGCAGGAGCGGCCTGCACCTGGGCGGCCCGGATGGCCTCGTCGCTCAGGCCCGTCCAGCGCCCGGTGACGCGGCCCGCGTCGCGCAACTCGGCCAGGGCCTGGGCCTCGGAAATCAGCCCGGCGCCGTACAGCCCGACCACGCTCTGGGCGTCCGCCGTGGCGATCTGGGCCTTGTCCGCCTCCGTGGGCTGCCACAGGTCGCGGAACTCGAACTGCGTGCCCTCCGGTAGCGGGCGGCCAAACAGACTCATGGCCACCACGGGCAGCAGCCGTTCGTACGCCGGGCGGAGGTCGTCGTCCTGCTGGGTGGCGATGGTGTCGTAGTAGCTGCGCAGGTCGCTGTCACCCGTGGAAAATCCTTTGGGCGACTGCCCGAGCAGGCGCACCAGGGGGATGCCCGTGGCCCCGGCGATCTGCTCGGAGAACGCCTGGATCGCGTCGTAGACCCCGGAAAACGTCCAGTTGTAGGTGCTCATCGTGTCCTTGGCGTCCAGCAGGGTCAGGCCCTCGTTGGTCTGCATCTGGCGGATCATCTCGAACATCTTGAGCAGGCCCTTTTCCGCCTGTCCACCGGCGGCCAGTATCTCACGCAGGCCGTCCACGCCGATGGTCCGCAGGTAGCTGCGCAGCATCAGGTTGGCCGAGCCGTGGGTGGAGCTGTCCAGCGCCACGATGCGGTCGTAGGCGCGCTCCACAACCGACGCGCCCCAGCCTTGCTCGGCCAGGCGCTCGTGGTACGGCAGATCCACGCCCACAAAGCGCAAGCAACGGCTGTGGTGAATCTTCATTGCGCCCAGGCCCTGGGAGTCGTTGACGGTGTAATACTCGGGGTAGCCCAGCATGGGCCCCAGCTCGCCCACACAGTCCGTGCTCGGGGTGACCTGCCAGCGGTCGAGCACATGCAGGCCCAGGAAGCTCCCTTGCCGCACGGCACGCACGTCCAGGGGCGCCTCGGTCCGCGCGCCGTCGATGAGCATCACGGCCAGGGCCCCGCCGTAGAGCCGTGCCCATTTGATGGCGCCCGACAGACGCCCGGGGACACCCAGGCGGCGCATGTGCAGCAGCAGCCTGTCCACCTCGCCGGGGGCCAGGCTGGACTGAATGTCCAGCCCGCCGCGCAGCATGTCCTCGGCCACCACGTCGATCATGCGCCCCACCACCCAGGAGCTGCGGTACATGGCGTCCAGGGTTGGCCGATCGGCGGACAGGGGCCGCCCGCGCCTGTAGCCCGATGATGCCAGGGCGTTGTCCTGCCCCAGGCCCAGGCGGGCCGTGAAGTTCTCAAAGCCGTCGGCGGTGCGCGCCGCGCGCCCGCCCGGCTTGTGGTCGCGTCGTCTACCCATCGGCGAGAGCCTCCCATACGCTCAGACCGTGCGATTTGAGGTAACGCAAGGCCTGGGTCATTGCATCAACCTGATCATCATTGCCGCCCGCAGGGAAGCTGATCAGCTCCGCCACGAAGTCCTTAACCCACGGAAACTCGTCATCCGCAGGGATGAGCACGTTGCCACCGGCCCACAGGGCGGTCACCGCGTGCGCCCGGGCCACCTTGGAGCCATCCGGCTCGATGGGCAGGAGTCCGGGCACGTCATCACGCAGTGCATCAATGACCGCCGGGCCATTGGCCTTGTCCTCAATGAGCACGGCTGTGGCCGATGGGAACATGACGCCGGTGGCCTTTACCGCGCTGCGGCTGGCCGTGAACCCCATGCGGTCGCGCACCTGGGCCAGCAGATAATAGTAAACACCCTTGCGGCCCCAAACCTGGCCGACCACATAGTCGGAACCATCGGTGTTTTTGAACGTCATATCCCAGGACTGAATCATCTCGTCGAAAGTCGCTGGCAGCGTGGCCCGGTTCCAGCGCCTGATCCAATCCTCCTGGAAGATGTTGCCGCCCTCTCGCACCGGAGACTGCATGTACAGCGCGCTCCACTCCGCAGGCGTCAGTTGAGCCTTGATCTCGTAAAGTTTGTCCAGCGGGTGGAGCTCCGGGCAAAGCGCCGTGCCGTCCTCGTTGATGGCCGGGAACTTCAGCACCCGGGCTCTGGGGTTGGTTTGAGCCACAGCGGCGGCCAGGTCGTCCACGGCCCAGGCCGTGGCCATAATGAGTTGCCCGCTGCGCTTGGAGAGGCGGGTCAAAAAGACCGTGTTGTACCAGCTCTGGATGGCCCGTTTGGTTGCCGGGGAGCGGGCTTCCTGCATGTTCTTGATGGGGTCATCGATGATCCCGATGTCCACGCTTTTGCCGGTCAACGGTCCACCCACGCCGGTGCAGATATAGTACCCACGGTGGTTCAGGATGTCGAAGCGGCTGGCGTTGCGCAGTGCTTGCCCCTCCATTGTTACCACCCGCTTCGGATTCAGGGACGATTCAGGAAACACCGTGGAATAACGGTCCTCCAGCATGATGCGCTGTACGTCCCGGTTCATGTCCTGAGCGAGGTCCGCCGCATAACTAGCCGCCGCAATGCGCATGTCCGGGTGCCGTCCGAACACATAGGCGGGGAACCGGCGCGAAACCAATTCGGACTTGCCATGTTGGGGCGGGGCCTGGAGCACCAACACCGGTCGCAGCCCGGCGACCACGTCTGCGAGAAACACGTCCAGGGCCTCGCATACCGCCATGGAAAAGGGGCCGTGGATATAATCGGCCTTGGTGAAAGAAACAAAAGCGGCCATGGTCCGCCGGGCCTGCTCCGCATGGAGGACGCGCAGTTCTTGTTCGGTGAGCAGGGCGTCCAGGGGGTGCGCCATGTCACGCCCCTGCCAGGGCGGCGATGCGCTGCGCCAGTTCCTCGTCGCTCAAGCTCTTCAAGTCTGCGGCACTGCCTAACGCCTTGACCCGAGCGGCCATTTCCTCGCGCGCCCGTCGCCTTTCCTGTTCGCGCACCTCTTCCACGTACTTCTTCTGGGCCACCGATGCGCGCCCCAGGTCCGCGATGCTCCGGGCCAGGCTGGCCAGGTTGATCTTCTCCGGGTTTACCTCCAAATCCTTGAGCACCGAGAAGAGCTTCTCCTGCACGAGGCGCATCAACGCCTCGTTGATGGCCCCCTCCGTATCGGGCGCGGCGTCCACAATGGCCCG